ATTTCGGAATCCGAGAGGGGTCGCAAGAAAAACGATAGGCCCGGGGTTCAAGTGGTCGGGTCATCATCGCCCTTTGGTGTCACGAAGCGTTGCATCAGGTTGTCAGCCCATCGTTCTTGCCTTGCTTCGGCACGCTGGCGAACTATCTTCGCCGTGTTGCTCCCCATCTCCTTATGGATGCGGGCATGACAGGCAAAGCAGAGCGCACGCAGATTGTTGACATCGAATGCGAGTCGCTTCATCTCGTCCTTGGTCTTGGCTGTCTCGATGGGTACGACATGATGCACACAGCGGGCTGGTGTAACGATGCCTTGCTTCATGCACTCCTCGCACAGTCCGTTGGTGCTCCTGAGCTTCGCAATGCGCAACTCCTTCCACTCGCGTGAGTTATAGATGTCGGCTTTATCCTTGGCTACCTTGTCGCTGACCCCTCGCCAGTTTCGCTTCTTAGTCGTCGCCATACATCTGAGCAATTATACTGTCTATGTCGTCGATGTCGTTAGCATCGAAGGCGTGAGTTCGTTCTGCAAACCGGTCTTTGTTCTGAGTGCCTGGCTCATGTTGGTCGTCCTCATAGCCTGGCACCAAGTCGCAACGCACATAGTGTCGCTTCTCGCCTGACATTGTTTTTACTCTGTTTCCCATACCTTAATACTCTTCTGTGAATGGTCTGGCTCCGTCGATCAGCCCGTCGTCGCTGTCACCCTTGTGCTCGCCTTCCCAGTCGTTAGCCTCCATGTCGGCAATCTCGCGGTCGTCATCACCGAAGACGATGCGCGTCTGGATGTCGTCTGGCGTCAGGTGCTTCTTCCGCTTGGTGCGCTGCCCGTACTCAACCGCCTTTCCGCTCTCGGTACGTCCGGCATCCTCAAACTCGGTGCGCAGTTCTCCATTCATTCGCATGATGACCTCGGCATCGGACAGCAGGTTAAGGACCTCGCTCACTCGCTCACAGCCCAGGATGATGCGGGCACGGAACAGCTTCATGTACAACTCCGGCATACAGATGTTGAAGATGCGCTCGAAGATGTCCATGACATTTGAGGTCTCGTCCCACGTTCCCATGAATGGCTTGCTCACCATCTTGGCACGGAAGCCCTTGCGGGGTGTGTCGGGTGCCGACTGGAAGATATACACGGCTTGCGCCACTTCCTTGTGCACCGTTGGGTCGGACAGGTTCAGCGCGTCAGCCCAGCCCGTCAGGTGCTCGAAGATGCTCATGGCTCGCTCCATCTCTTCCGACAGGTTGTGACGATCATCCATATAGCGGATGAGCGTGTCGCACACCATCTGGATAAGCTCGTAGATGGTCATGCCCTTCTTCTTGGCTATGCGTGCCAGTTGCTCAGCTGCCGTGCGGCTCACCTTGGTGGCAAGAACCACAAACTTCTCGTCAATCTGTTGTGTGAATTGTTCCTCCATTGCGTGTTTTGTTAAAGTTATATCGTTGTCTCAATGTATCGCGCCACATTCTGACGCGTGGGTCTGCCATTTCGTCGGGGTCCATGAACGGTTGTCCGTCGTCAACGATGTGCGCTATAATGTCGCCAACCTTGACGGGTTCGTGCTTGGGCTCATCACTCCTCGGCTTGTCGCCTGTTCGCATCATCCGGATGGCAATATCGGCCACGTCTGCCTTCATGCCGTCGGCTTCCGTCCAGCAAGTATCGAAGAAGTGGGTGTACACGCGGCACTTGTCGTAGCCCAGCTTGTCGCACACCTCTTGCCAGTCGTCGCGCCCGTCCTTGTCAGGCCACAGCCATATCGTGCGCCCTTGGTCTATCAATGGCTGAAGGCTGTCGAGTTGCAAGTGTTTCAGACCTCCGCACGCCATCCATATCTGAGCATCATGGTTTCCGTAGTAGTTGGCCATGATGATGGCTGTCTTCTCCGACTCCACGATGTTGACAACCGCCTTCGGGTAGCGGTTCATCAGGTGACTGCCAAACAGCGGCTTGATGATCTCGTGCTTGTCGGGTTCGAGCTGTTGTCGGCATCCGTCCTGGTTGTATATCCAGCCAGGGTGCGCCTCCTTGTCTCGGTGACCGTCGGGCAGGTACTTCATCAGCTTTGCGGCACGCGGTATGCCGTTGTGGTCTATCTGCCAGAACACCACGCGCCCGTCTTTCCAACCTCCTACGCAGTACATCCACAATGTCTCCTGGAGTCGTGCCTGCTGCTCATCGTCCCACGGCAGCAGGTGCAACCAATACAAGAACAGTGTCGACTGCTCGTTGGCCAGTTGCATGGTGCGTTGCACATAGCTGCGAGGAATCTCCAATGGTGGCAGCGGTGCGGGCTTCGGTCGTGGTGGCGGTGGGGTGTAGTTCAGCGGTATGTCATCCACCGGCTCGTGGTATTTCTTACCCAGCCATCGGATAGCGTCGGGGAAGCTCAGCCGCTCATGCTCCATCAGGAATTGCACCGGACCGCCTTTGTGATCGCAGACGAAGCAGCGGTAGGTATTGCCGTGTCGCGCTTCTGGGATGCTCGATGGCCTCACGATGAAGTTGCCGTCGTGCTTATCATCATGAAACGGGCAGATGCCGGTGAGGTTCACGCCAGCCTTGCGGAGGTCCACGAAGTCGCCCACGACATCCTCAATCTTTGCGAGGTCAATCACTCGCTTTACTACTTCGTCGGGTATCTTTGGCATAGGTCAGTCAATAAGAATTATCTGTAGAACTAAAGAACGCGCATGTGCGCGTCGCCCGTGTGACGGTTTAACCTTTACTCACCACGGGTACCCCTATAAGGGGTACACCGTGGGAGTAAGGTAAATCGGCTAAACGGGGAGTTGATTAGAATTCTGGATTTTCTTCAGTACTTGGCTCGAATGGTAAATCATCAGTCTTGTCGGCAGGTCGTTGACCGTTCAGTCCGTTATAGTAATATTTCTTTTTGTCCGTTCTATAAACTATACCAGACTCAGCCGCGATGTTCAACAGATCGCTGAACTTACGCTCCTTCATACCCTTCGACAATGCAAAGTTGCGAAGTTCCGTCCATGTGGCTCCCGTCGAAGACCAGTGGTAGAGTTTGAAAAGGTCGTCTGCCTCAATGCGTTCCTGTTGTACCTTAGAGTCTTGCAAGTCAACGTCGCTTGCCACGGCTCGCATCTGAGGAACACCAAGTGCTCCGGCGGCTTCAGTCACCACGAACTCCCAGTCTTCCATGTCCTTGCCTCGGGCATCATCCTGCTTGACGGTGAAATAGACCGTGCCGTCCTTCTCTTTGTGCTTGATACATACCAGTGTGTCGGTGATTTTGTTTCCGAGCTCCGTTCCAAGGTGTCCGCGCATCTTGCTCTCGTCATCGTTCTTCGGGCGAGGGTTCATGTGAAGCGTGTTCCAGATACATATCTGCCGCTGCTCCGCGAATGCCATGAGGTCGGTGACCAATGCACTGCTGGCCTCATTGTCGTTGAAGTCGCTGATGATATCGCGGATACCGTCAATGAACACCGCATCAGGATTCAGTACCTCAATGGCTTGCCGAATGAGCCTGTATCGCTTCTCATAGGCGCGTTCCTTGATGTTTCCCTTGTCATCCTTCACGTCGGTGACAGAACGCAGCCACAGGACGTGAAAACGCTCGCAGGGAATATCAAGCGGCCAACCGCACAACCAATGCACTCGCCTGAGCACCTTCGCGCTGTTCAGTTTCTCCATCTCAGTATCGACATAGAGCACAGTCGGAAGGTGTCCGAGGTATTCAATGGTTCTGTCTGGAACTCGCAATCCTGGCAGACACTGCGTTGTACGTGTTCGCTCAATGCCGGTACCTAAGACCGCAGCCATCAGTTGCGCCAGCAGAAAGGTCTTACCGTTCTTCTTCTGACCGCTGATGGCCTGAATACCTCCGAGTGTCGAGAACGGCACGCCGTTGTATTCCAGAATGTAGTATGGCTCGGGGTAGTTCTGCGTTGCATCAAGTAAGTACGGCTCAATCTCTTGTCGCCGTTGCAATATCGCTACCTCATCACCTGGCAGTGGTATCTTGTTTTCTTCATTCATAAATTATCTCCTCACGTTTCTTCTTTTCCCACTCGCGGGCTTTCTGCTTGTAATATTCGGGGTGTTCCCGATAGTATGCCCGCTGCTTCGCCAGTCGCTCGTCATGGCTCCGCATATAGCGTTCGTGGTCTTTCTGCCGCTTGCGGGCTTTCGCTTCTGGTGTCATAGTCTTTCTTAATTGGAAGTGGTGGCCTACTGAGGTCACCACTCACAGAAATATTCATCAGAACGGCAGGTCATCGTTGTCACCTCCTCCCTGCTGTCCTGCTGGTGTTGCGCCAGCTGGTTGTTGTGCCTGTTGTGTTGCAACAGTTTTCCTGACGCTTTCAATCTTATACAGACGCAAGTCATTGATGACGGCTGTCGTTCCGTCCTGCTTCGTGAACTCGCGCGTCTTGTGTCCGAATCCACATCGCACCTCCATGCCTTCTTTCAGATGTTCGATGACGTTGGTGTCAAACGTCTCCAGCATCACGCTATCAGCGTAGCGGTCACTGTCGTGCTCAAAATACTCGAAAATAAAAGGCAGAGCCTTCCACTCGTTGCCCGTTCGCTGACTCACACCCTGACGGATGGGCAGTAATTTTGCGATTCTTCCTTGAAATTCCATAATCTATTTCTTTATTAAATCTGGTCTGCTCTGTTGTGTCTTAATCATGTCCATATCTTCGCTGATTTCCCAGTCACGGCAAACATGCGAATTATTCACAATCTTGTTTTTCTCAGTTGGGTCTTTCGTACATAACCGCCTTGGACCTTCCATGTCGTATGGCCGCTTGTACTTACAAGATGCACAACACATCTTGATCAGCGTTCCTTTCTTGTTGCGAACGAACTCATAGAAAAGTCCGTCACATTCCTTCAAAATCTTGTTTTTCTTGCTCATATCTGTTATTGTTTATATCTCGTATGTTATGCCATCAGCATCGACCCTTTCAAACATAGCGGCCAGTCCTCTCGTCCATTGGTCACCACTATGTCAGGAATGGTGCTGTAGTCATATATTTCGCAGCTGATAGGCTTCGGGTAGCTGTTGTCATATCCGATGGGGACCCCTCGGCTATCCTGTGGGGTGCTGAGGAAGTCACCAGGGGGCACTCGGTAGATGTATTCCTCGTTGTTGATACACCTTTCGATATACTCAGCACTCAACGCCTCACAATGCTTTGCAGCCCGCCGCATTTTCTCAACCCATTCTGGAGAAAATGGACAATGCCACACACCACCACTTGGAGCACCCTTACAGTAAATCATGACAGTGTTCCGCCAATCATACACGCCAGCACAAGCCCAGCAGGTATTGCAAAAATGTACACCCACTTAGGCAGACCATCGAAACTCTTGTTTTCGCTCGTCAAAATGTCAATCAGTTCTTTCATAATCGTATCTTTTTAGTTGTTAATGACACCCCTCTGCGTTCTCACGGGCTGGGGACCGTCAC